TGAAGCGTTGGAAATGTTAATTATCAATAATCAATAAAATGCCAAATCAACCCAGAAACAAATTCGGTCGTCAGGCGCGTATGCAGCGCAGGAACGCAACCTCTACCTCCAAGCAGTCACCAGGCGTAGAACGCAAAGTTGATGCCTCAGCAGATCGCGTGGACATAGTTCTTCCTGCGGTTAATGTAACGGCAAAGGGTCCTAGGTATGCAGACGTAAGAGCCGGTCGAACAACTGCGGCGCAAGAAAGTAAATTCCGTTATCGTAAGGCTCAAGAAGCTAAGGCAGCTAAAACAGCTAAAGCAGCTCAGAAGCCATCTTCTATTAAACCTGTTGCAACACCTTCGCCGCCCAAGCCCATAGCAAATCAGCCCGTAAATTCTAACTCCAATGATGCAAAGTATACAGCCAAGCAGCGTGAAAAACTTGCTAAACTAGATCGACTCAGCCCTGGGCTAGCAAAAAGAGAACGAGCAAGACTTGACTCCCTATTGAAGCGAGCCGCAAAATAATTAATGCAAGAATACAGGTCATATGCTAACTTAGATGACCGCATCCTCAATGACGGGGATGTAGGTTTTGTTGGGTTCAACAATCGGCTTAGACCTGATCAGCTACAGGGCGGGATACTGGTTGACTCCCAGAACATCCGCTTGGATCGAAACGGTGAAGCACAAGTACGCAAGGGCATCGAGGTCATTGAGGCTCCGTTTGCTGTAGGTGGGGCTGACGCTGTATTGCGACTACCTACTGACGACCAGGTTGGCAACGGAAGCACAACGATGCTTCCTACTACGATTGAATCAGCTACCCTTGATGGAGATGCTACGCCAGACCAGGCAAACATTATTATTAATGACCCAGCCGTAGAAGCTGGGCATATATTTGCAGCGGACGATGTTGTGGCTGTAGAGGGTCTTGGCTTTTCTACAGTTGACCCTAATTCAGTTGCGCCTACGAGTGACCCATTAGTAATTACCTCATTAAAAACTTTATTATCCGTTACTGATAACGGAGCTACTCGGACACTCAAATACGCCCTTACGGGTAGTAATGAGACTTACACAGCCCCCATCGTACTTCCGCAACAATTATCATTTACTCTGAATACCAATACTACGCAGGCCATTATTGGATTCAATATGCTGCTTGACCAAGGACAAATCACTGAGGTCTATGCTAGCTCTGCGTTCAGTGACCCAAATGACAATGCAAGTCAGTACATCCTTATTGCATCCAACCAAAAGGTTGTTGCTAAAAATTTACTAACAGATGCAACGGTAGACCTTTCTTATCCAGTAGCCGAAACTGTACCGCCTGAATCATCAATGCTTCAAGCATTTAACAAGGTTTTCATCTTCCGAAAGGGTCAAGTATCACTGGAGTGGGATGGATCCTTTAGTACCGTTACAGCAGGTAGCTTTGTTGTGGGCAGAACCTATACAATTACCGCAGTTGGCAATACTGACTTTCAAGCTATTGGTGCTTCGGCAGATACTATAGGCGTTACTTTTACTGCTACAGGTGCGGGATCAGGGACTGGCACTGCTACATCTGGATTCTCAAAAGTAGCAAGCGGAACCTATACACAGCCAGTGCCTCTGTCTCTTACTGATATTGATTACGCAAGTGGTATAGCTACAGCCACAGCAAGCACGGCAGCGGTTTCTACACTTCTAGTCGGCGATACCGTAACTTTTACTGATGCGGGAAGCTCTACTTATTCAGTCGGTGATGCGGTAGTAGTTAGCTCAATACCTAGCACAACTACATTTACTTTTTCTACAGATAAAGCTGACGCTACCAACAAAAATGGTACTTTGCAAAAACGAGTATCCGTAGGTCTTGGGTTCAGCCATATGCCGGCCCCGGAGTTTGCCGTGTATCATCAGCGCAGGTTGGTCATGCCGTTCCAGTTCTCAGTAAATGCAAGTGTTAACTCATATACATCCAGGGGAATACTGGATGAGGTTATTGCTTCCGATATTCTGGACTCCGATACCTATGACCAAATATATGCTCAGTACAGATTCAATGCAGGTGAAGCTGACTTTACCGTAGGTCTGCACTCCTTCTCCGAGGATAACCTAATGGTGTTCAATCGTAACAGCATTCACCTGATATCTAATACAACGTCCCTACAGGGAGCTAGTACTAAACTGTTGACCGATGAAGTTGGTTGCGTGGCTCGTCAAAGTATCCAGCAAGTTGGTAGTCAGGTTATATTCCTGTCCGACAATGGTGTTTACAGCACTCAGTTCTTTGATGAGTACAACCTCCGTGGAACGGAGACACCACTAAGTGAGCCAATTAACGAGACAATTAAAAGAATTAACAAGGATCAAAGGACCCAAGCGGTGGCCGTTTACTTCGACAATCGTTACTTTATCGCAGTCCCCTTGGATAATGCACTCCGCAACAACGCTGTACTTGTATATAATTTCCTGAACAAACAGTGGGAAAGCATTGATAGTGTTGATAATAGCGAGTGGGACATTGAGAATCTAATAGTTTCCGGCGAAGGTAGCAATCGAGGTGTTTATGCAATTAACCGATTAGGCGGTATCCATAAGCTGGATTCCAGACTACAGGGCGATGACTTAATCAATGTAAGTATTGGAGGTTCTGATGTAGCCGAAGACATCAAGGGAAGCATCACTACCCGTCAGTACACCTTCGGTAACATGACCAGAAAAAACTGGAAAGAATTCCAGATGCACGTAGAAAGCAGTGCGGACAATGCCAGCAACTTTGACCTATCAGCGGAGACTGAGAACCCGGACGGTACATTCGCATTAGGAACCCTCAACAGCTTCAATGACAACGCTGATTTACCGAAGGCAGAGGATGTGTCCATCCGTGGTAGAATAGGTAACCGTAGAGGACACGGGATTCAATTTACAGTAAACAATACACAAGGACGGCCAAGAATTAGGTCACTACAAACTCAAGGATCAACCTCCTTTAGATCAACACAGAAATCAATATAATGGCATCACCTATAGTAAGAGGACAGAACTTTGGTTCAACCGAAACAGTAACTGCAACTAAATTGCAGAACATTGTTGATAACTCAACTTTTAAGGCTAACAACGGAAGCACCCAGGCATTTAGTGTAAGTGGATCCACGGACATAGGAACCTGTGTAAAAGATGGTGGCTTGCAGGTGCATACTACCGGGCAGTTACAGGTTGAGGATTTAAAAATTACAACAGGTAAGGTTGCTAACAATGCTATAACCCTAGCAAAGATGGCAACTCAAGCCGACCAAACTGTCCTTGCCAATGTGTCAGGGGGAACTGCAGTGCCTACCGCTGTGCCTATCGTAGACAATGCGGGTATACTTATTAACGATGATGCACTAGGAACTAGTGACACCAAGGGTGCTACCCAAGGTAATATTAAGGCTTATGTTGATGCTAACGATACTATCGTTTATAGAAGCTCATTTACTCAGTGTCCTGCAGGAGGAGCAAGCCAATCATTCAGTCACGGACTTTCAGGGGTTCCAGATATTGTTTCTGTTCAAGTAAAAGCGAAAACTGCAAGTAATGGTTTTGCCGAAGGAGAAATTGTTATACTGGCTAATAGCTACGCATACGTTTCTTACGGGCAAGGCATAGAGGTAAATTCAAGTAACGTAGTATTTCACGTTGGAGGAAATGGATTACAAGTCATTGCCCCTGATGGATCATATGTGGCATTAACTGAAACAAATTTTGAGATTAAGGTTATCGCAGCTATCCTGTAATGAACCCCCTCCTGCAATCAATTTAATACATCAATAATATGGCAGTAATAACATCAGGAAAAACCTTTGCTAACGGCGAACAGCTATCGGCTGCAAAACTTAATGAAGTAATCCGAGGGGCTACCTTTAACTCATCCGACGCTGTTGACGGCAGTACGATGACCCTAATCGGAGGGGCGATGGCAGTGAATACAATCGCGGCAGCTCAGATTGGTACTGATGCCGTAGAGACAGTAAAGATAAAAGATGCTAACGTAACTAAGGCTAAGATTGAAAACGTAGCGGACTACAAGGTTCTTGGAAACGTAAGTGGCGGTGCTGCCGCACCATCAGAGGTTGCTATCCTGGACGAGAATGATATGGACTCGGACTCAGATACTTCGTTGGCAACACAGCAGAGCATCAAGGCTTATGTGGACGCAAACCCAGGGAAAATTATTCAAACTAAACTAGCCTCCACAACTACTGAAGTATCAACAACGTCTGTAATACCAGCCGACGATACAGCTCCTTTGATTAGTGAAGGGGCAGCTACGGGGTTAAGTGCTACGATGACACCGACATCAACTTCCACTACCATCAGGGCTACTGTAAATGGAAGATTTTTCAATAGTACTATTGCGCTAATTAATGTAGCTTTATTTGAGGACAATACTTGCGTAGGAGTATCTTCTATTCAGCAATCTGGAATTGCTCCACTTGGAGCAACTTACTATTTTAACTCAGCATCTACTGATGCACATACCTATACAGTTAGATTTGGTCCGAACAGTGGAACAGCTACTATGGATACTACACCAACTTTTGGCGGACTTAACAAATCTACACTATTCTTAGAAGAACTATTGTCTTAATGAACCCCCTCCTGCAATCAGTTCAAGTAGCATTGCAAAATGCTCGACAGCAAGAAGCCATTGACTTTATAAATAAGGTCGTGGATTTCTGCATTGAACACGAGAACGGTAAAGTACTGGACGGATGGCCTAGGGATTCAATTCAACTACTTGTGGCTTACCACATGGCCAAGCATACCTTCCTTTTTGAGCAGGACAAAGAAGGCAACATCGAGGGTGTATTTATGTGGTATAATTGCGACGAGGACGATGACTGGATGTTTGTTCAGAACTGGATACAGGATGACCCCGACGGCAACGCAATCTTTATGGCCTTTTTATTTGCAGATAATACTAATACTTTTAAACGACTTACACATAACTTTATTATCAAATGCCCCGAAGTTATGCAGAAAAAACTACTGGGCATACGACACAGAAAAGGTGAACCCACTAGAGTGGAATACACACCTAGACTCTTCAACAAAATCTTAAATATATAATACTATGGGAGGCGGAAAAGGATCATCACCAAAAGCACCACCACCGATTGACCCAGGAAAGTCAATGGGTGAATACTTATTCGGGTCAAGTTTTGGCTCAGCACAGGGCATTACGGACCCAGTGTTGCAGGAGCGATTGCTCAGTGCGGAGCGGACATACCGTCCGCAGTACACGGCACTAGAGCTTGCGGACATTGGCGTAATGGCTCGTGGCATTGAGTCCGGTACAGCTAATCCTGAATACCAAAGGTTACAAGCGCAGTTAGCTGGTGCGAGGGCTGCCCAAGAGTCAGGAATGAGTACGGAACAGCTCGAGGCGCAAGCTAGTAGAATGTTTCCTCCGCTTCAGCAACAAACGGGGACTACTGGAGATCGAATGCGACCTAGAGCGGTTTACTCAGATGTCAACGAAGCAGCTAGACAAGAATTTCTTAAATATTCAACCGGCAATTATAATGCAGGAGAAATTGCACAGTTAGAAGTTCAACTTCAAAATACCCCGGAAACCCTTGGTGGGACTCCAGGATTGTTTGACTTACTAGAAGAACAATCAACCCGTGCAGGTGCATTACAACGTGAACAATTAGGTTTACAGCGTGCCGATGACGTAGGTGCATTGCAGGAGTTCGCACCTCAAGTAGTCGAGGCTTATCGTGACGCTGACCCCTATAGCACAGGACTCGCCGAGCAGCAGACTGCTATGGCAGATGACCTTTACCAGCGTTCGCAGGGCCTTAACCCTGAGCAACAACGTCTAGTCGATCAGCAAGCACTAGGTATGGCGCAACGTCAAGGACGCGTAAACGACCAGAGTGCAATCGCTGGTCAACTCATGGGCCGTGAACAATACCTATCAGGTCTTCGTGGCCAAGCGGCAGGTATGGGGCAGCAAGCGTTCAATCAAAACCGTTTGTTAGCGGGTGACATAGGTAATACTATCTTGGGCCGTGCTTCTTCTGCTATTACTCTTGGTGGTCAATCACTATCGGCAGCACAGCGAGGTGCAGAGGGTCAAATGGGTCCTCAGCTATTCGATGCTAACGTAGGTTATAATGCGGCACTACAACAACGTGGACAGGACATGACGTTCCAAGGTATGCAGGCTCAGGCTGATGCAGCTTCGAGTGCGGGTACGATGGGTGCAGTTAGTGGAATTGCTCAAGGTCTTGGTACTTACGCTGCTTGCTGGGTAGCCCGCGAGGTCTACGGCATCGAGAATCCTAAATGGCTAGAGTTCCGTGAATGGATGCTTAACGACGCACCAAGCTGGCTCCGTAATCTGTACTTGAAGTACGGCGAGCGAACAGCTAAGTTCATATCCAACAAGCCTCGTGTAAAATCAATCATCCGCAAGTGGATGAATACAAAAATTAAATAGTATGGCATTTCAAGCAGGATCAACAATTCGACCAGAACTGGGTAACGCGGACTACAGCGGCTTTGCAAAAGCGGCAGAGATACAAGCTAACTCACTAGCCCAGCTAGGTGCTACCATTGGCTCCGCTATACAGGTTGCTGGAGAAAAGAAAAAAGAAAAGGCTCTTAGCAAACAGGCTCAAGAGATGGTCTTTGGTATGCTCAAGAAAGATCCCCAGCAGGCTGCCTTCTTTGGGCTTGGAGAGGATTTTACTGTAGCTGATGTAAAACCTATCGTAGATGTTATAGGCGTTAAACCAAGCATAGCCCTGGTGATGCAACTAAATATGGCTA